GCCAAATTTTTACGTGCGGGAGTTTTGGGGGAGGGGGTACCCCGGGCAGCAAGGAGGATCAAGATCATGGGCGCAAGAGGACCGAAGCCACTGCCGTCGAACGTGCACGTGCTGCGCGGCAATCCGAGCAAGAAAAGTCTCGTCGACCTGGTCGACGAGCTGCAGCCCGAGGTCGAGATTCCCGGCTGCCCGTCGCACCTGCTGCCCGAGGCCCGCAAAGAATGGAAGCGGATCACGCCGGAGCTCGAACGCTACGGCCTGATCTCCAAGCTCGACCGTGCCTCGCTTGCGCTGTACTGCCAGGCCTGGGCCCGCTGGGTCTGGGCAGAGAAGCAACTGCAACGCGCGCAGGCCAAAGCCGAACAGCGCATGGCCGAGGCCGATGCGCAGGGCAAGCCCTACGAGGGCGGCGACGGCATCACGGTGCCAACGCCCAATGGCCACATGACGTACTCACCCCACTGGGTGATTGCGAACAAGGCGATGGAGCAGGTGCACAAGTACCAGGCGTCCTTCGGCCTCGACCCCGCATCGCGCGGCCGTGTGAACACCAGCAAGGTTCGGCAGCGCGATATGTTTGACGAAGACGAAGCCCAGGGCGGCTTCAACGATCTCTGAGGTACCGATGAAAGACTACGCCGCCATCGCCACCGCCTACGCGCGGGACGTGGTGGGCGGCAGCGTGCCTGCGTGCAAGTGGCACCGCCTGGCGTGCCAGCGGCACCTCGACAACCTCGACCGCGCCGCTTCGGGCTGGCAGTACGTCTGGAACCCCGAGCTGGTCGACCGCACCGGCAAGACCTACCGCCCGGCCGATCGCATCTGCCGGTTTGCCGAGCTGATGTCGCACATCAAGGGCGACTGGGCAGCCCGCGGCGAGCGCATCCGCCTGGAACCCTGGCAGGTGTTCTGCCTGGCCAGCATCTTCGGCTGGATTGACACCGAAACGCTCAAGCGCCGGTTCCGCAAGGCGGACCTGTTCATCCCGCGCAAGAACGCCAAGAGCACCCTGGCAGCGGTCATCGGCAACTACATGCTGGCTGTCGACGGCGAGTTCGGTGCCGAGGTTTACTCCGGCGCGACCTCCAGGGACCAGGCGCTCGAAGTTTTCCGACCGGCCAGACTCATGGCCAAAGCCGCGGGGGAATTCCGCGCACGCTACGGCGTCCTGGTCAACGCCAGCAACATGGCAGTGCCCGAGACCAACAGCAAGTTCGAGCCGCTGATCGGCGACCCCGGCGACGGCGCCTCGCCCAGCTGCTCGATTACCGACGAATACCACGAGCACAAGACCAGCAGCCAGTACGACACCATGGTGACCGGCATGGGCGCGCGCTCGCAGCCGCTGGCCTTGGTGATCACCACGGCAGGCAACAACATCGGCGGCCCCTGCTACGTCCACCAGGTCGAGCTTGAGCGGATCCTCGAAGGCGTCATCGTCAACGAGCAGCGCTTCGGGATTGCTTTCGGCATCGACAAGGATGACGACTGGACCGACCCCAAAGTGCTGGTCAAGGCCAACCCCAACTTCGGCGTTTCGGTCGGCAAAGATTTCCTGCTCGAAGCCCAGACCACCGCCATCACCGACCCGCGCAAGCAGGCCGTGTTCAAGACCAAGCACCTCAACGTGTGGGTCAACGCGGCCAGTCCATGGATCAACGTGCAAGCCTTCCAACGCTGTGGCGACAACACGCTGCGGCGAGAGGGCTTCGCAGGCTCGCCTTGCGTTGCCGGCCTCGACCTGGCCAGCAAGACCGACATCGCCACGCACGCCGATTTGTTTCGCAAGCTCATCGATGGCCAGTGGCACTACTACCTGTTCACGCGCAACTACCTGCCCGAGGCTGCAGTCAAGAGGCCGGAAAACCAGCATTACCAGGACTGGGTCGAGCGCGGCCAACTGATCGCCACATCGGGAAACATGATTGACCTAAACCAGATCCGCGAAGGCGTCGAAGCCGGTGCAGGCGCCTGCACATACGACGAGATCGCCATCGATGCCTGGGGCTCACGCGAGATCGCGCCACAGCTGCAAGCCAACGGCTACACCGTGGTCGATATCCCGATGACCACGCGCAACCTCAGCGAGCCGATGAAAGAGATTGCCGCCCTGGTCGACTGCGGCCGCTTCCACCATGACGGAAACTTGGCCACGACCTGGATGTTTTCGAACGTCGAGGTATTCGAGGACCGCAACGAAAACATCTTCCCGCGCAAGGCCAGCGCCGAGAAGAAGATCGATGCCGCAGTGGCGACCATCATCGCCATGGCCCGGCTGATGATCGGCGCAGCCCCGCAAGAGAAGTCGTGGTGGGAATCCGAACAGGTGGAGACGGAATGAACATCCTCTCCCGCCTCTCTGCCGCTGCCGATGGGTTCCTCGGCCGCAAGGCTGCGCAGCTCACCTATGACCAGATCGCCGATCTGCTCGATGACGCCACCGGCGGCACCGTGGCTGGCATGTCGATCAGCCCCAAGACCGCGCTGCAGGTGGCCACCGTGCTCGATTGCGTGCGCGTCATCGCCGATGGCTGTGCCACGCCTGAACTGCGGGTGCTGCGCGAGCGGGCCGATGGCCGGCGCGAGAAAGCGACGAACATCCCCGAGTACCGGCTGCTGAATCGACGCCCGAACGACTGGCAAACGTCATTCGAATGGCGCCGCCAGATGACCGTTCATGCCGCGCTGACCGGCAATGCCCTATCGATCAAGGTACGCGGCAACAACCGGCGCGTGTCTGAGCTGATCCCTGTCGAGCCCGGAAAGTGGGATGTGCGCCTGGTGTCACGCTACCAGCCCATGTACCGCTGCTGGGACGAATTCGGCCTGATCGGCGAGTTCGGCCCCGAAGACGTGTTCCACCTGCCCGCTCTGCAATGGTCCTGGCTCAAGGGCATGAACGCCGTGCACCTGGCTCGCACCACCATCGGTCTGGCCATGGCCACCGAGCGCTCGCACGTGAAGTTCCACGAGAACGGCGTGCGACCCAGTGGCATCTACAGCGTGGAAGGCACACTGGACAAGGATCAGCACGCTCGCCTCACGGCCACCGTCAAGGCCAAGATGAGCGGGCCCGATGCCGCCGGCGCGCCCATGATCCTCGACCGCGCAGCCAAGTGGCAGTCGCTCGCGATGACCGGCGTGGATGCCCAGCACATCGAAACCCGCCGCCTGCAGATCGAGGAGATCTGCCGCGCCTACGGCGTGTTCCCGATCATGGTCGGGCACAACGACAAGTCGGCTACCTTCGCCAGCAGCGAGGCCTTTTTTGCCGCGCACCTCAAGCACACCCTGGCGCCATGGCACCAGGCGTGGAACCAGCGCATCGACGAGATGCTGCTCGACGGCGCCGGCCCGCTCTACGCCGAGTTCGACACCCGCTACATGACCGCCGGGGCCATGCGCGATCGCGCCGTCTGGGCCCGCACCATGGTCGAGCTGGGCATCTACACGCGCAACGAGCTGCGCGATGAAGAGGGCATGGACCCGCTGCCCGGCCTGGATGAACCGCTGACACCGCTCAACATGCAGAGCGGCACCGCCACTGACCCCGCCACCGATCCGGCGACAGACCCGGCCGCTTGAGGCAAGCACCATGACCCGCACCCAGTACCCCATCTCACCGGCCCGCCGCCTGGCATTGCCGCACCATCTCGAAACCCGCAAGACACCCGAGCTGCAGCTGCAGCAGCGGCAGACCCGCTCGTATGCGCTGCAGATCAAGGCCACCGGCGACGATGGCACGATCGAGGGTTACGGCAGCGTGTTCGGTGTGGTCGACTCGTACGACGATTCAATCGTGCCAGGCGCGTTTGCCGTGTCGCTCGGCGCCCACAAATCAGCCGGCACCATGCCTGCGATGCTGTGGCAGCACGACCCTGACGACCCGATCGGCGTCTGGCTCGAAATGACCGAGGATGCCAAGGGCCTGCGCGTCAAGGGCCAGCTGTGCCTAGACACCACCTGCGGCAAAGAAGCCTATGCGCTGCTCAAGATGGGAGCGCTCAAGGGCCTGTCCATCGGCTTCATCAGCAAGGCCTGGGAATACGACACCGGTACCGGCATCCGCACGTTGACGCAAGTCGACCTGTGGGAGGTGTCTCTGGTGACGTTTCCCGCCAACCAGGCCAGCAACATCACCCAAGTCAAGGCGGCGCCCGACAACATCGTGGCGCCCAAAGATGCCGAGCGAATCCTGCGCGATGCAGGCTTCTCGAAGTCCGACGCGCTGGCATTCGTCAGCCGCGTCATGCGTATGGGAGAGGAGCGGAGTGAGTCCGCGAAATCGACCGCGCGAGCACTGCGGGCAGCCGATCGGCTGACTGCTCTCCTCACCTCCTGACCTACGAGACCACCATGAAAAAGTCCGTTTTGGCCCTGATGGGCCTGCATTTCGCCGCTTTCCAGGCTCGCCTTGCCGAGCCCTGTGCCGTCGCCCTCTATGAGCGCCGCGATGAGCCCACCATCAAGGGTGTGGCCGACGCGCTCGACAAGATCGCCACCGCATTCGACGAATACAAGAAAACCAACGACGCCCGCATCGAAGCCGTCAAAGCCGGCAAAGCCACCGGCGATTTCGACGCCAAGCTGGCCCGCATGGATGAGCACATCACATCGATGAGCGAAGCCAAGAGCCGGCTCGAAGCGGTCGAGAAGAAGCTGGCCCGCCCGGGTGCACTGGCCGGCGGCGCCGGTGACGGCGAGCAGCGCGCATCCGCCGAATCCGTGGCCTACAAGACCGCCTTCCTGGACTGGGCACGTTCGCCGGGTGACCCGGAGCGCCGCACCGCGCTGCAGCAGCGCGCCAAGGCGCTGCGCGCCGTCGAGGCCAAGGCCTTCGGTGGTGACGATGGCTTCGAAACTCGCGCCACGCAGACCGTGACCGGCACGGGTTCGGCTGGCGGCTTTGCGCTGCCCGAGCAGATCGAGCGCCAGATCGCGCGCTTGTCGGTCGACATCAGCCCGATTCGCCAGATCTCCACCGTGCGCCTGGTCGGCACCAGCGATTACAAGGAACTCTTCGACGCCAACGGCGCCGGCTTTGAATGGCTGGGCGAGGGCGACACCCGCAACCAGACCAACACGCCCGACATGGCCGAAGTGGCGCCCACCTTCGGCATGGCCAGCGCAAAACCGCAGGCGTCCGAAGAGTCGCTCGATGACCTGTTCTTCGATGTCGAGAACTGGCTGACCATGTCGGCATCCGAAGCCATCGCCCAGGGTGAAGGTGCTGCGTTCGTCGCCGGCAACGGCACCAAGAAGCCCACCGGCTTCCTGGCTGGCCCCACCCCCGTAACGACGGCCGACTCGTCGCGCGCTTTCGGCACGCTGCAGTACATCGCATCCGGCCAAGCCGCGGCCATGCCAAGCACGCCCGATACCTTCTACGACATCGTCTACGCCTTGCGTGCGCGCTACCGTGCCAACGCCCGCTGGGTGACCAGCAAGCTCGTGCTCGCGGCCATGCGCAAGTACAAGGAAGCCACCACCAACGCCTACATGTGGCAACCGGGCCTCGCTGCCGGCCAGCCGGACATGTTCGCCGGCTACCCGGTGGTCGAGGCTGAAGACATGCCGGTGGTGGGTGCCGGCGCCTTCTCGCTGGCCTTTGGCGACTTCCGCGAGGGCTACCTCATCGCCGATCGCATCGGCATGCGCATCACCCGCGATGAAATCACCACCCCGGGCGTGATCAAGTTCTACGTCCGCAAGCGCGTCGGCGGAAAGATCCGCAACAGCCAGGCCATCAAGCTGCTGAAGATCGCCGCCAGCTGATCCCCTGATCAGCCCCACAACCGGCCGCCTGGTCCACGCCAGCGCGGCCGGTGTCGTTTCCAGGCCCGGCCTGCCGCTACACCAGACCCCAGAGCACCGACATGTCCATTGACATCAAATACACCGGCACCCAGATCCGCTGGCCTGAGCTGGCCATCACCGGCAAGCAGTCGGTGTGGTTCCCGGGGCAGGAAGAAGAGCGCTCGGATTCGGAGGCGGCCTTGTTGCTGGCGACGGGGTTGTTCGAGCGCTCGGCGTCGAGCCAATCCCCGGTGTCAGGGGGTGGGCTTACGTCGCGAATCGGTGGTGCAGCAGTCGGTAAAAACGGAACCGGGGCCGTGCTATCCGGGGCAATTTCTACCGCGTGGACTGGTGCACAGGCGTGGCGTATACCGCACGATATTGCAGCATTCAGAGTCGGTTTCGAGAATTTATACACGGCCGGGCAGTTGCCTGACGTTGCGGGCGTGCGGTACGCCGTTGTCGGGGCATCCGGTAATACTGGTGCTCAGGCGCTGGATGCAATGGCGACATACCCGAGTGGGTCGCTTGTCGATATTACATTTGATGGATCACTTGCATTTACTCCGAAGCGCTGCCCAGGTGCAAATCGCCCGAGCCCGATTACATGGTCGGATTACATGTCAGTATCTGGCGCGGACGAGGGCAAAACTCTTGCCGCGCGGATGTTTGTACCGCTCGGTGGATCATGGAATTACACGTACCACTCTCTGCTTTTTGGAACGTATTCTCAGTATCTGAGTCAGGTAACAAATCCTGTAGGGGGGTGGCAAAGTAATACAGATTTGTTCACCGGAAACCCGGCGTGGTCGCTGCTATCGTCAAATGCTACCGCGAATCTCGTTATCCCGTATATTGAATGGATCGCAAAATCGTCGGCAAAAAAGGTTTTGTGCGTCGCGCATTTTTCGGATTCACTTGGCACCGGGTTTACAACTGATGGCTCTACGGCTCCATCAGTGACACCTGTTGCTAGAGCTTGTCAGTCACTGTCAACAGCAGATATTCGACTCGTGCCAATGGTCGGTGCGTTTGGCGGTCGGACGACGGAACAAAATTTCCGGCGATTCGTGCAATACATGCAGGATGCAAAAACCCCACCAAACATTGTCGTGTGGCAAGTCACGTCGCAAAACAGCGCGACTTCTACGTCAAATGTGCAGGCGACGGAGGGCTATATTAGAGCTGTGCAACAAATATGCACACAAGCAGGCGCAGTGCTTGTATTGCAAACCGGCGCGCCGATTAACGGAAACTCAATTAATGCTGATAACGCACGAAAGGCGATTAATACGCTAGTCCGCGCAATGGGACTACCTGTGATTGATACTGCGGCGACATGGGGCAATGGCGCGAGTCCAGAGGCGTACGCGGCGGCGTACGGTACTGCCGCACATCCGGCATTAATTGGCTATGATGACGATATGCCGCAGTGGCTCGCGGCGATCCGGTTGGCCGTGACGCAATTCGGGTTAACTGTCTGATCCCATCCCCTGCCGGTGCACATTGACCCCCTGACTCCACAGCCATGACCCTGCGCCTCATTACCGCCCCGGCAGCCGAGCCGATCACGCTCGCCGAGATCAAGCTGCAATGCCGCATCGACAGCTCTGACGAAGATCCGCTGCTGGCCATCATCATCAGTGCGGCCCGATCCAAGTGCGAGGGCTTGCTGAGCCGTGCGCTGATCACGCAGACCTGGGAGCAGGTGATCGATTCGTTCCCGGATGGCCGTCTGGAACTGGGGCAGCCGCCGGTGCAATCGATCACCAGCGTGACCTACGTCGACACCGCCAGCGTGACGCAGACGATGGACCCGGCGGGCTACACGCTCGACAACATCAACGCCCCGGGCTGGGCGCTGCCGGTGAGCACATGGCCCAGCACGGCCGACGTGTCCAACGCCGTGCGCGTGCGATTCGTGGCCGGCTACGGTGCATCCGGCGCAAGCGTGCCGGCCGACATCCGGGCCTGGCTGCTGCTGACCGCGGCGTATCTGTACAGCCAGCGCGAAGCAATCGATGCAACGGGTAAGGCTGCGGACATCCCGAGCCGGTTCGTTGATAGCCTGCTTGATCCGTACCGGCTGTACGGGTTCTGATCATGGCGATCAACCAGCCTGCCGGCGAGCTCGACCGGCGCATCACCCTGCAGTCGCCGGTGATCACCCGCGACCCAGACTTCGGCAGCGAGTCGCTCACCTGGTCGACTCAGGCCGAGGTGTGGGCCCGGCTCAGCGAGCGGCAGACGGCCGAGTCGGTGCAGGCTGAGCAGCGCGTGATGCTGCGCTCGACCACGTTGCGCATCCGCTGGCGTGCTGGCGTGCTGAGCACCTGGCGGGTGTTGCTGGGCACTCGCGTGCTGCGCATCACCGGCACGCTCGAACTCGGCCGGCGCGAGTGGCTCGATCTCATGTGCGAGGAGACCAGCGATGCTTGAGACCAAGATCACCGGCCTGGCCGCGCTTGAAAAGGCCCTCAGCGAGTTGCCCGACAAGCTGCAGCGCAACGTTGTGCGCAGCGCGCTGCGCCAGGGCGCCAAAGTGATCGAGACAGCGGCCAAGGCCAATGTGCCGGTGAAGTCCGGCAAGCTGCGCGACAGCATCCGCGCGAGCGTGCGGCTGCGCCGCGGCATGCCGGTGGCCACGATCAAGGCCGGCGGCTCGGGCAAGGGCGGGGCGTACTACGCGCACATGGTCGAGTTCGGCACCGCGGCGCACTTCATCAAACCGAAGAAGGCCAAGAGCCTGTTCTTTGCCGGCCTGCTGCGCGATGGCGTCGACCATCCAGGCGCGAAGAAGCACCCGTTCATGCGCACCGCGCTGGACACCGCAGCCAATGCCGCAATCCAGGCGTTTGCCGACCAGATGCGGGCCCGCCTGTCCAAGCAGGGCCTCGACACACCCGACATCAGCGTCGAGCCGAACGAACCCTGACCATGCAAGCTGAAAAAGCCATCCACGCCCTGCTGATGCAGGCCAGCGTGGTGACCACCCTCGTGGGTGATCGCTGCTACCCCGGCCAGCTGCCGCAGGGCTGCGCGCTGCCAGCGCTGGTGGTCGAGCACATCAGCACGGTGCAGGCCTCCACGCTCGATGCCAACGCCGAATTCAACCTGATGCGCTCGCGCATCCAGGTGACCGCGCTGGCCAGCGACTACCCCACACAGAAGGCGCTGGTGCGAGCCATCGCAGGCGCCTGCACTTTCCAGCGCGGGCTGATCGCGGGTGTGACCGTGATCAGCGTGCTGCGCGATTTGATCGGGCCTGACCTGCGTGATGACGACCGCAGCGTCTTCTTTCAAGCCGTTGATTTTGTCGTCACGTTCCAAGACCTTTGATTCTCGAAAGGAGCCACCATGCCAAACCCCGCATCCGGCGTATTCAAGCAGCTCGCCTACAAGCTCGAAACCACCTACGGCACCGCGCCCGGCCAGACCACCGGCCAGGCCCTGCGCCGCGTGCAGAGCACGCTCGATCTGTCGAAGGACACGTACAGCTCGAACGAGATCCGCACCGATCTGCAGATGGCCGATTTCCGGCACGGCGTGCGCAGCGTCACCGGCAAGATCGGCGGCGAGCTGAGCTGCAAGACCTACGCGGACTTCTTCGCCAGCGCGCTCAAGCGAGATTTCACTGCCGGCGTGAGCGCGGCCACTGTGAGTCTGACCATCGCCGGGACCGGCCCCACGTACACCGTGACGCGCGCCGCGGGCTCGTACCTCACTGACGGTTTCAAGACCGGCACGGTGGTGCGGCTGAGCGTGGGCACGCTCAACGCCGCCAACATCAGCAAGAACCTGTTCATCGTGGCGCTCACCGCCACGGTGGCCACGGTGATCGTGCTCAACGGCTCGGCGCTGGTGGCCGAAGGCCCGATTGCCGGCTGCACGGTCACGACGATCGGCAAGCGCACCTTCGTGCCGCTCACGGGCCACACCGACAAGAGCTTCAGCTTCGAGCACTGGTACAGCGACCTGGTGCAGTCCGAACTGTTCCTGGGCTGCAAGGTTTCGAAGATCGGCCTCGGGCTGCCGCCCACCGGCATGGCCACCATCGACCTGGATGTGATGGGCCAGGATATGGCCGACACGCTGACCAAGCGCGGCTCCGTGGCGGCCACGTCGCAGTACTTCACCTCGCCGACTGCCAACACCACCACCGGCGCCATGTCGGCGGTCAACGGCGTGGTGCGGGTCGGCGGCGTCACCGTGGCCACGCTCACCGGCCTGAGCATCGACATCGATGCCAACTACAGCGGTGACCCGGTGGTCGGCAGCAACATCAAGCCGTTCATGTACGCGGGCCGCGTGCTCGTCACCGGCCAGGCCACGGCGTATTTCGACAGCATCACGATGCGTGACGCGTTCGTGAACGAGACCGAGATCGAACTGCTGGCCGCGTTCACCAGCGACAACGGTGCGGCGTCCGACTTCTTCGCCATCTCGCTGCCGCGTATCAAGCTCGGCGGCAGCACAAAGGACGACGGCGAGAAGGGCCTGGTGCAGACCATCCCGTTCACCGCGCTGCTCAACACCGCTGGCGGCACCGGCATTGCGACCGAGGCCACCACGATCGCGATCCAGGACAGCGCCGCCTGATTCACCGGCCGGCAACGGCCACAACCCGCACCGACCAGGTCCGGTTCGCCTCCCTCGCAGGTGGCGGCCGGACTTGGCACGGGCATTTTTTCACCTGCGAGAACTCCATGACCGAAATTGAAACCGACCTGTTCGACGTCGCAGAGTACGACGATGTGCCCAGCGCAGACGTACGCATCAAGGATCCGCTGACCGGTGCGCCCACTGCCGTGGTGATCACGCTGGCCGGCCCCGAGCACCCGCTGCGCCGCAAGATGGCGATGGACCGCCAACGCAAGATGCGCTCGCAGCTGCAGCGCACCGGCAAGGTCCAGCTGGGGGACCCGGCCGAAGACGAGGCCGAGGAGACCGAGATGCTGGCCGACTGCACGCTCGGCTGGTCGGGCATCTCGGCCGGCGGACAGAAGCTCGCGCACAGCCGCACCGCGGCGCTGCAGCTCTACGGCGATCCCAAGCGCCAATGGCTGCGGGCCCAGGTCAAGACCGCGCTCGATGAACGCGAGGCTTTCATCAAGCGCTCCGCCGGCTCCTGATCACCCTGGCCGAGCGCGAAATGGAACTGTCCGAGCTGCAGGGCGACGGCGCATCGCTGCGCACCCACCTGCAGCGCCTGGCCGCCAACACCGGCCGGGTGGATGAGCGGCTCGACACGCCCGGCGTGCCGCCCTGTGCGGGCGCACTGTGGGGCCTGTGGGCGGGGCTCACGCAGACGCGCCAGTCGGGCATGGGGCCGAGCCCGATCACGCACCAGGAGATCGCCGCCGCGTGCGGCCTCTACGGTGTGCAGCTCAACCCCTGGGAAGTCGAGACCGTGCTGCAGCTCGACGGCGTGGTGATGCGCCACGCAGCAGCGCAAAGCGCCAAGACGGCGCACGCAAGGAAAAACGCATGAGCAGCATCGGCAGCCTCACCATCGAGATGGCCGCGGACATCGCGCGCCTGCGCCGCGACATGGATGACGCCAAGAAGGTGGTGGGCGGTGCGATGCAAGAGATGCAGCGCGCGGCTGACCTGGCCAAGAAGGCCCTCGTGTTGTTCGCGGGCGTGGCCACGCTCAACGGCCTGAAGAACATGGTGGCCAATGCCATCGAGGGCGCTGCCGCACTGAAAGATCTGCAGCAGCAGACCGGCGCAAGCGTCGAGGGCCTGAGCGCGCTGGCCAGCGTGGGCAAGTTCAGCGGCACCGGCCTGGAGACGATCAGCGCGGGCATGAACCGGCTCACCAAGAGCCTGTCGACCAGCACCGAAGAAAGCCGCGGCACCGCGTCGGCGATCAAGGCGCTGGGCATCGATTTCGCAGCGTTCAGCGGCCTGTCGCCTGATGAGCAGATGCTTGCCGTGGCCAAGGCCATGGGCGGGTTCGAGGACGGCGCGAGCAAGAGCGCCGTGGCCATGGCCCTGTTCGGGAAGGAGGGCGCCAAGATGCTGCCGTTCCTCGCCGACCTGGCCGAGCAGGAAGAACTGGTCGGCAAGGTGACCAGTGCCCAGGCCGAGATGGCCGACCGCTACAGCGACAACCTGGCGCGGCTGCAGACCAGCGGCAAGGGCTGGGAGAAGCAGCTCGCCATGGGCCTGCTGCCGGTGCTCGACGAAACCGCCACCGCGCTGCTCGGTGTGATGAACGGAACCGGCGGGCTCAAGGAGCAGATGAAGAAGCTGTCGGACGACGGAACGCTGGCTGGCTGGGGGCGCGGCGCCGTGACGGTGCTGAGCTATGTGGCCGATGGCATCGAGTACGCACTGCGGCTGCTGAGGATGATGGGCGAGTCCATCGGCGCCACGGTGGCCGATGCTGCCAGCATGATCAGCGGCGTCGGCGCGGCAATCCAGAAGGTGCTCAAGGGCGACTTCTCGGGCGCGCTCGACGAGATGAAGGGCATCAGCGCACGCAGCGCCACGATCAATGCCGACCTGGACGCCAGCCTGAATGCGACCTGGGGCGCGCAGACGCTGGGCGCGAACTTGCGCGACCGCATCGCGCAGATTCAGGCGGTCGGCACTGTCTCAGAAAAGGCCAAGGCCAAGCTGAATTTCAAAGACACCGGCCCGGCCAAAGAGCCCAAGGCGAAGACCGAGAAGGAGTCCGATTACGACAAGCTGATGGCCAAGATCCGCGAAAAGATGGCGGTCGAGCAGCAGGAACTCGAAGGCGGCAAGGCGCTGACCGACGAGCAGAAACTGGCGCTCGACGTGATGGTGCAGCTGCGCGACGGCAAGCTCAAGCTCACCCAGGTGCAGGCGCAGACCGTGGCCGCCGGGCTGCAAGAGGTGCTGCTGAACGGGCAGCTCATCGAGCAGCACAAGGCCGAGCTGAAGTGGCTCGACGAAACCGAGAAGGCAAACCAGTCCGCGTTCGATGCGCGCGATGCCGAGGTGGCCAAGCTGCGCGAGCAGGTGCAGGCGCAGGTCGACGCCAACACGCAGGCCGGCCTCGGCGCCATGGCGCTGGCCGGCCTGGTGGCCGCCCGACTTGAAGACGCTGCCGCCACGGCTGACCAGCGCGCCGAGTGGGCGGACACGGCCATGCTGGGCGAGGAGGTTGTCCAGCAGTACCGCGACAAGGCCACGGCCCTGCGCGCGCTCGCTGACGCCAAGCGAGCAGGCGCGTTCAATGAAGACGAGAAGCGGATCAACGGCGACAAGTCGAAGGTGGTGGACGACTACCTGAAGCAGGACATCGGCAGCAACCTGGCGGCCGGATTCGACCAGGCCAGCCAGAGCTTGGGCACGTTCGTGCAAGGCTTCGGCGCGCTGATCGATGCGCAGGACAAGTACAACGAGGCCCGCAACGCCGCGGCCGGCGACACGGCCAAGCTCGCCGAGATCGAGCAACACCACCAGCGCGCGCAGCTCAACAGCTACGCCAGCCTGGCGGGGGCTGCAAAGGGTTTCTTCAAGGAAGGCAGCAGCGGCTACAAGGCGATGGGCGCTGCGGAAAAAGTCTTCCGGGCGCTCGAACTGGGCACGGCGATCGAAAACGCTGCGCGGCAGATCGGCCTCATCGGTGCGGTGACTGCGGCCAAGACGGCCGGCGATGCCGCGCAGGCCGACTCGCTGCTGGTGTCGGCCGGCAAGCAGATCGCGGCGTTCTTCGGCATCGGCACTGCGGCTGCAGCCACGGGCGTGGCAAACCAGGCGGCGGGCGATCCGTACACCGCGCTGCCACGGATGGCGGCGATGGCCGCGGCGATGGCGGCGCTCGGCTTCGCCACCGGCGCGATTGGCGGCGGGGGCAGTTCGCACAAGATGCCGACGAACACAGGCACCGGCACCGTGCTGGGCGATGCCTCGGCGCAGAGCGAGAGCATCGGCAACAGCATCGACCGCCTGGCCGACGTCGACCTCACGACGATGCGCTACAGCGCGCAGATGGCTGCGAGCCTGCGCAACATCGAGTCGAGCATTGCCGGCGTGGCCACGCTGATCGCGCAGTCGGGCGGGCTCGATACAGCCACGGCCGGCATCACGGTCGGGGCGATCAAAGCGACCGGTTTGCAAGGACTGATCGGCCTGGACAACAAGATCGTCAGCAAGCTGGCGGGCTCGCTGCCGCTGATCGGTGGGTTCCTGTCCGAGCGGTTGGGCAAGGACTTCCAGAAGTTCTTCGGCAGCTCGCAGAAGATCGTCGGCCAGGGCATCCTCGGCGGGCCGCAGACGCTGGGCGCGATCCAGAAAAACGGCTTCGATGCCCAGTTCTACGCCGACGTCGAGACCAAGCGCAAGTTCATCGTGACGACCTCCAAGAAGGTCGGTATGCAGACGGTGGGTGCAGACGACCAGACCAACCGCCAGTTCACGCTGATCCTCAACAGCTTCTCCGATGCGGTCAAGGCGGCCGGCGAGCCGCTGGGCATGAACCTCAAGGACGTGCAGTCCAAGCTCGACGGGTTCGTTGTCGACCTCGGCCGCATCGAGCTGAGCGGGCTCACAGGCAAAGAAGTCAGCG